CGTCATGTTACTGTTATCGCAGGAAAATTCCCCTGCTTAACGTGTAGATTGACACTTCCTCATATCCCTCTGAACCTGGCACAACAAAGTGCTTCGGATCAGCCCATAACTCTTTTGGAGTGATAGACTGAGAGGTCGCCGCAACGATCGGTAAACCATCGGGCGTCCCACGTACATAAATGCTGTACGCAGGAAGAGCAGCATCCCCGCTATGCGGTCGCGTTTCATGGCGACTGCTTCGACGGAAAGCTGTAAAGAAAGACCCTTCCCATCCAAGTGCAGTGTGCGGGAACTTCTGGATTTTCGATTTCCCAGAAGAACTCACAGAACGGCATTTTACACGCTTGGGTTTACTCTCCCAAGGGCCGATAAGATGGCCATCTCCGTAACCGTCAGGACCAAAACGGTGGAGATCAGGATGGATCCACTTCTCACGTATGTAGTCGGCGAACGCAAGTTCACCGGTACGCATATAGTGGTTGTGGAGAGTGAAGAGGGTCTCGGCCGATACCAAAGTCTTCTGGTAATAAGGCCGAATGTCAAAACCCAAATAGTAATCTGCGCCACAACTTTCTCGAAACGGTCCAGATACGAACGACTTCTCATGATTAACAAAGAAGCCGCAGTAACTGAAGACCAATTCGATTAGAGGATACGAACGCGATGGGACGATCAAGTCGTCCCCGAAAATACAAAGATCGCGTTTGCTTAACCCGAGATGCGACAAACACGCCCAAGCGAGAGAGTAAAACAGAAGACTCTCGAGCTCAAATGTGTACGAGTTCCCCATCGTGCTGAATTTCTCCAGTTTGATGACGAGCCCGTTATATGTCACAGTTCGAGTCCTGGCCACATCCATAAGGATGTACCAGTCCTCTGGCAGCAGAAACGCCACCATCTGTGTTGCAATGGTGTCGCTGGCGGATGAAAAATCTATGGTAGCAAGGTGGTCATTCCTGCTACCAGCGTATGCAAGGGCACGATTTCGCTCTTGCGTGCTTAGATCAACGCCCGCCTTACTAAGACGCTTCCGGATTGCTCGACCTATTCCTTGTTGGAATAGGGTGTTGAGCCCAGGCTCAACAGTAATTGTCCGGAACTTCTTTGCGTCTTTGGGAACGAACTGTAACCGACCAGGCACAACTTCCACGTCAACACTATAACGCAGTACTTCCTCCTCATCTGAGGTGGTTGTCTGCAAGAGTTGACCGTGGTGTTCAACTAAGGTCGGCAGCTCCGCCAGAAGTAACTTGGCATAAGGAGCTAGCTCGTTACTGCACGTGAGTTGGACGCCTAATTTAACCCGAGGGCAGGCGTCCTTCTTTTGAACGTTAACCGTTGCTCCAGGTCCGAAACGAAAATGCATCTCTGAAAGGGGTGGTGCAGTTCCGAGAATACACGCTATTTTTCTCCGCGCGTCCTCCAAAATGGAGTCGAACGGATACCCCAAAGGGGTACCTAGGGTGTACTGACAGAACCGCTTATTCACGTCCCTACAGGATGCTTCGGACTTGGCGAACCTCCGAAACGCGTTGAGCGTTTT